GGATTGTCAGATGACTGAATAAAGGGCAGGGATTTATTCCCTGCCCTTTTTATTTGCCTGACGATAGGATACTAATCCTTCAGTATGAGGAAGGTGTATGTTCCTAATTGTATGATGATTGTATGACCTAGATGTATGATCCTAGTATGATAGGTTGTCATTCCTAATATCTCTGAGAAAGTGCAATGAGCCTAGGAATACAGAGATCACATGCTAGGAATTAAAATAAACCCCCACACCTCCCCTAGGAAAAAAATCGGCCTATCGACTTCTGGTAAAATTTCTCCAAACGAATTTCCCGTCAAAATTGAAATCCCCGCTAAGCCGCCTGCGGGCCTCCCACAGGCCCATTCTCCCCTGCCCTATCCTCACTACCCCCCACCAGTGAAATCCCTCTCCTGGGCTCGCCCTCGCCCTTCTCCACCACCTTGAACACGACCTTCCGCTCCTCCCTGGCAGCTGGCGTCAATAGCGGTGTCCCACCTACACCCCATGCCTCCGGGTTGGAGACAGCGAGCATCCGTGCCAGCAGCAGCTTGTACTGCGGCATGACATCCTTGCTGGCAAAGGTGCGCTCCAGGTAATAGTTCCGGCGCTCGACGGCGATCTCGATCAGGTGCCTGAAATCAGCGTTCTCGTCAGCCCAGCGCCTGACATCCCGGTAGGAAATCTCCACTCCCGGTGATCCGCACGCAGCTCGAACCGAATATCCGGTCTCCCCGATGGCGTCGAGCAGCAGCGTGGCCTTGTCCCAGTTGAAGGGGGTCATGGACATCCTCATACCATATGTGGTATGCCAGATCAACATGCCCGATCTCGAACGGAACATTCTCCCCCAGTTCCTCCCTCTCCTGGAGCCTCACTCATACAAGATTGTCAGAGGAGGCCGTGCAGGTGCTAAATCCCACGGTGTAGCAGAAATACTCGTAGCCAAGTCATACGAGAAGCCCAGAAGGATCGTTGGGCTCCGTGAAGTACAGTCATCTATAAAAGAGAGTGTGAAGCAAACTCTGACAGACAAGATAGAGGATATGGGGCTGTCAGAAGATTTTGATATACTCGATCAGGAAATAAGAGGGAAGAATGGAAGTCTCTTCTTCTTCAAGGGAATGCAGGCGTATAACTCTAACAATATCAAATCTCTGGAAGGTGTTGACATCGCCTGGGTAGAAGAGGCGCAAACTCTCAGCCATATATCCTTGAGAATGTTGCGTCCTACAATTCGTAAACCCGGTTCCGAAATTTTCTTTACGTATAATCCCCGGTATCCGACCGACGCAATCGATGAGCTGGCGAGGAACCCGCCCCCAGACACGATCATAGTTGAGACAGACTGGAGTAAGAACCCATACTTGTCAGAAAAGACGCTCAGAGAAATTGAGGATGATTACAAGAAAAATCCAGCCATAGCCAATCACGTATGGGGTGGTGGCTATGAGGTCATTACAGAGGGCGCATACTACGCGCATGAGCTGGCAGAGCTGACACTCAATATACACATTACAGATGTGTCCCATGACAGGGCGTTGCCCACCTTCGCGGCCTGGGACCTGGGCATTGGCGACCACACGGCCATCTGGGTGTTCCAGGTTGTGGGCCAGGAGTGGCATTTTCTGAGGTCCTATGCCTCATTTGGCGTGAAGCTCGCGCACTACATTGACTGGATACAGAGTTTGCCGTATAAGATTGACACTCACATCCTGCCTCACGATGCGGAGGCGCGGGAACTGCAATCAGGCAAGTCGAGGAAGCAGTTCCTGGAGGAACGCGGTCTAAGGGCGAGGGTTCTGCCCAGATCGCGGCTGGAGGATGGGATTGCGGCGGTGCGGATGATGCTGTCAAAGGCTTGGTTCGATGCCGATGGCTGTCAGGAGGGACTGGAGGCGCTCAGAAGGTACCGCGCGGAGTTCGTGGAGAAACGCCACGTTTTCAAGCCTGCGCCGGTCCATGACGATGCCTCCCACTATGCCGATGCGATGCGCTACGCGGTCCTAGGCTTCCGTGACCCTTCCAGGCGGTCGGACTGGGCCAAGCCCATACACCGCGAGTTGTACGTGCCTTAGCGCCTGATGGGTGAGTTACCAGCCGGGGGGCTGGTTTCCCAAAGTTACTTGGTACCGAACTGGGTGCGACACAGCCAGCGAGGGAACCATGTCCAAGGCAGGACCGGGAATGAGCCCCAACAAGGAGGCCCAGACCCAGCGAGTGAGCCCTACCGGGCCGAAAAAAATCTTCGTCAAGGGCGGCATCAGTGCCGCTCGTGCACCCCGAGCCCCTAGCCGCTCTCCGGGGCAGGCGTCGAACGCCGACCGGGTGAAGAAAGTCTAGTGGCTCCCCGGAAGCCATCCCAGGCCCTGTCAGCGGACGAGGTACAGGGCATCTACCGCGCCGAGTGCGCGGCGGCGGTTGACTGGATCGAGAGCAACATCTCCATCCCGAGGGAAACCGCTGACAAGTACTACCAGGGCCAATGTGCCGTGAAGCCTATCCCTGGCCGGTCGCAGATCACCGTCTCGGTTGTCAAGGATACGATTAGAGCTATCCTCCCCAATATTGCTCGTTGCTTTGTGCTCTCCAGCGAGGTTGTCGAATTCTCCTCCGATGACGAGGAGGACGAGGGTATCTGCAAGGAGATGACGATCTTCTGCAATGGGGTGTTCAACAAGTATGGGGGCTACCTCGCTTTCATTCAGGCAGTGACCAACGCACTCAAGGCGCGAGTTGGGATCATCAAGGTGGACCTGGAGCAAGTGGCGGTCCCCGTTCACCAGATCATGGATATGCAGATGGAGGCTGGGGATCAGGCTTCACAGCCTCCGAATGCTCAGTCCACTGACAATCCTGACAGTCCGACCTCTTCGCCGTCCCCCTCCAATCCCAGCGATGGCTACCAGACCCCTGGTATTGATCCATCTCTGCTGGAGGCCCAGACCGGCGAGGCGATGATCACTGAGGTTGGACCGCCCACTCAAAATCCCGATGGCACTCAGACACAGCAGGCTGTTGCTACCACGGTTAGTTATAGAAACGTTTGGTATCTGAGCTGTCAGCCGCCAGAAACACTCATCGTTGATATCAACGCTACTGGTATCAAAGATGCAAGATTGATTGGCCTCAGACAGGAGATGGCGATCTACGAGGCGGTCGATTTGGGGCTCAAGGCCGACGACCTCCTCAACCTCCCGGCTGGCGATGACAGCTCGCTTCTCAAGAACGAGAGGAACGAGCGGGTCGGCTTTGACAACGTCGCCCAGGATAATCCCTCCACTGACCCGCTCAACAAGCGGATACTGATCACCGAAACCTGGAACCGGCTGGACGTGGATGGCGATGGCGTAGCCGAACTCAGGCACATCGTAGCGGCTGGTAACAGCTATCACATCCTGGTGAACGAGCCTGCCAACTGTGTGCCCCTGGCTCTCTTCCTGATCGACTTGCAGCCCAATGTATTCTTCCCGACCTCGCTCGCTGAGGACATGCAGCAGGATCAGGACGCTCAGACCTCCCTGCTCCGGTCGATCATTGACAATGTTGCCTATACCAATGCTCCCCGGACTGCCATCAACGAGGACATGGTCAACCTTGAGGATGCCAAGAGCACCGAGATAGGGTCGATCATCCGTACCCGTGGGCCGGGCAACATCGAAGAGCTGGCCACGCCGTTTGTGGCCGGTCAGACCCTCCCCGTCCTGGAGTACCTCCAGAACCAGGCGGAGACCCGCTCAGGGGTCACCAAGCTTTCCCAGGGGCTGGACCCTAACGTGCTGCAATCGAGCCCCAGGGTGGCCGCCAACGCGGCTGTGCAGGGCTCCGACGCCCGCATGGAGATGATGGCCCGGAACGTGGGCGAAACCGGGATGGTGGAGCTGTTCCGGGCGATCCTGCGAACTGCCATGTACCAGTTCAAGGGTCCTACATCGATCAAGGTTCCTGGCGGCTACAAGAAGGTAAATCCTGGCATGTGGCATGACCAGGTGACAATTACCGCTGACGTGGGCCTAGGCAATGGAAGGATCGAAGAGAAGCAGGCCGTCCTAAAGGATATCATGGCCACTCAGCAGGGTATCCTCCAGCAGTTCGGGCTTAACAATCCGATGTGCAGCTGGAACAATTTCAGGAACTCTGCCAAACAATATTTGCGTCTGTCAGGAATTAAGAACGTGACAGACTACTTCCCACCCGTCCCCCCTGACCAACTCAATGCTTTCCAACAGCAACTACAGCAACAGCAAGCGGCTCAACAACAGCAACAGGGTCAGGGGGGACAGGCTCCCGATGTGGTTGGAGCTGCCAAGATCAAAGCTGATGCTGACATGCAGATTGCCCAGCAGAAATTTACGCTGGAGCAGCAGAAAGCCATCGCTGAAATCCAAGCCAGAATGCAAGCCGAGATGCAGCAGATACAGGCGAAGATGCAGCATGATCTCATTATCAAGTTTGCGGAGCTGGACCAGAAGCGCGATGCTGCCAATCAGCAGTTCGCTACTGACAGCTATAAGATTGGCATGGATGCCCAGACACAGAGCCAGGTCGCCCAGATCAACGCTCAGAACCAGCAGCAAATGGCCCAGTTCATGCCCCAGCAAGGTGGAGGAGGACAGCCCCAGCGATCCATACCTCGTAGAAATGGCGGTACGATGCAATGACAGAGATGAACTCCATACGGCTCAAGTCTGTCAGAGAGCTGAGAACGGCTGTCACGTCGCCACTCTTTGTTGAGGCGATACAGGCAATCCAGAAAGAAGCCTTTACCAGGCTTCTGGCAACTCCGGGCCAGGCCACAGAGCTGAGAGAACAGATTTACACCGAGATTAAGGCCCTTGACAGGGTTGTCTCTAGGTTAAAGTCCATTGCCAACGAAATCACAATGTTACCGGGGGATGATTTGACACATGGCGGTTGAGAACACAGTTCAGAGCGATCCAGACGTTTCTCAGGGCTTGATGGAGGCGCTCTTTGAGAGCCCGCGCAAAGCAGGCCGCGAGAAAGCTCCTGTTCCTATCCAGGAGCCCCGTCCGATTGGGGTGGCGGCCAAAGGCGTGGCCTCCCAAAATGCCAACGCCCCATCTACTGCCCCCCAATCGGATGCTCAGCCGGACAGCGGGGAACCGACCGTTGAGGACCTCGCGGACCAGGAAGCCCCGCCTCCTGACAGCCGTGGCTATGATGATGAGGACGAGTTCGAGGTCCAAGTTGACGGAGAAACCCAGAAGGTCAAGCTCAAAGACCTGAAATCCCGCTACAGCGGTGAGGGGGCCATTGAAAAACGGCTCCAGCAGGCAACACAGACCCGCAATGAGGTCAAGCAGCATCTCGTACAGCTGTACGATGCCAACAACAATACCCTAGCACGTTTACAACAGCTCGATCAGGCTCTACAGCAGTTTGCCGAGCCCAATATCGACTGGAACTGGCTGCGGGCAAATGACCCCCAGCAGTATACCTACGCGCTCGAAAACCAGGCAGTAGCCAGGGCGCGACAAGAGCAAGTGCGTCAGGAAGCCGCCCAGGTGCAGCAGAGGCAGGAGGCAGTGAACTCCCACGCCATGGAACTGTACCTGAACGACCAAGCCTCTAAACTTGCTGAGAGATTGCCAGAACTGGCCGATCCAAACAAATCACAAGCATTTATGGGTCGCATCCAGAAGGCAGTCAAACACTTTGGCTATACTGATCAGGAGCTTAAAGAGGTCACAGATCACCGTGTCTTTGTGGTTCTGGACTATGCTTCCAGATACCTGGAGCTTCTTGACAGAAAGAATAGCCAGAATGGCAGCAATAATGCTGGTCCGTCAGCTACGCTGAGGACAGCAACCTCAAACCAGCCTCCAAGCTCTAATCGTAAGCGCGAGGAGGCAGCCGTCAACCGGGCGCGAAGGACAGGGCATCCCGACGATGTTGCGGCAACCCTGTTGGTAGCGCCTCGCAGATCACGAGGATAGAGACATGGCCGTTGCAGCTAATGCGGTCGAGACCTATGATGTCAGAACCTTGCGGGAGGACCTGCAAGACGCTGACAACATGATCTCTCCGACTGAAACCCCCTTTACCAGCATGATCGCTGATCAAGGTGATTGTTCCAACACTTATCACGAGTGGCCTCTTCTGGCACTCAACGCGGTTGACAATGCCAACCGTGTAGCGGAAGGTCAGGACGCTCCCACTGTCACCGTTCCTACGGTTCCCAACCGGCGCGGGAATTATACCCAAATCTCGATCAAGAATGTGAAAGTCTCTTCATCGAGCCAATGGGTCGATGGTGCGGCAGACATTCAGAAGCTCGCCAAGCAAGTCTCTTACAAGCTCAAGGAGCTGAAAAGGGATCGTGAGACGATGCTTCTGGATGCCGTCGCAGCCGATCCTGGTGCAGCTGTGGGTGCCACTGTCAGACAGGCAGCCGGGTTCCCCAGCTTCCTGATCACCAACGCATCGCGTGGGGCGACGGGTACCGCTCCTACTTTGTCAGCCAACCCGAACGGCTACCCGTCAGCTGCGCCTGGGCCTGGCACACTCAGGACGATCACCGAGGACCT